TAAAGTCTTTGAGCCATTTCATAATCTGTTGTACCCTTATACGTGGCAGCAAATACTGCAGCCCTTGCGAAAGCTTCTTGTGCATGTGTTTCTTCCTCCCAGAAATATCTATCTTTTAATGTATCTAAACTAAACTTGTCTAGCTTTTTTTCTTTATCGTAATTTATTTCAATACCTAAGTAAGGCTTTTGTCCTACTTTATCTTCTACCATTTACTTCTCCTCTAAAACTTTTAGTAGTTTGTTTTCGTACCATTCAGCTTTTTTTAAATCTTCAATACCATTTTTATATCTAAATCTCCAACGATACTTATGAGAGTTACCACGAAGATAGCCGATAAATTCTTCTTTAGTTAACATAGCTTCAATAGAATCTATGCATTCTATGTTTCCTGCATTATAATGCATAGGGTTGTTCACCATATCTCTTTCTTTTTCTAGTTCTATATCTCTTTCTTGTTGTATTATTATATCATTAATTGTTTTAGCTTTGCTCATTTAATATTTCCTCTAATGTAGCGTTTGGATTTTTTTTTACTTTTTTGTAAAACCATCTAAGAGTATAAGCACTAACCATGTATTTATTATTAGCGAATATGTGAGTATCTTCTGGTAAAAACTCATGTAAATTTTTTGCAGTAATCTTGGTAGCATCTTCTCCATCAGGAGTCATAGACCTAATCCATCTAATTAACAACTGAGTTGCATGTTTACGAAGTCTTTTTGCTTTTTTGCCATTCATTTGTAACCTCTAAAACTTTTGGTGGTTTTGGTGTTTGTGTTAAGTAACTGTACCCTCTTGAATATTTAAATACTCTTAAACCTAATCCATCATTAGCATCTGAATGACATTCAAACTTATGTCTGCAATATACACATTCTTTAGGAAGTTTCATATTGCCAGAGCTACCTTCTGGTTCTGGATTATAACATCTTTGAGGTGGCTTGTCAAGCTTGATTGCTTTCTTAACATCTCTTATCTTCTTTTTAATATTAGGTTTATCAAACTCGGAAGGTCTAAACAAAGCTAACTCTCCGGTCTCTTTATTAATAGCTAGGAAGCCACCCTTCTTTGTACCTTCAGCTTCTTCGTAACCTGCAAGTTGTGGAAGATAGCCAAAGGTATCTTGTTCTGCTAATGTACCATCTTTAAATTTTCTAAAAGCAAAACCAGAAGCAGTCTTTATATCTACTACTTCTCCATCTATAGTACAATCCATGTGTCCTTTTATACCAGATACCGATACTTCTTTTTGTTGATTACCTACTTTATGTCCAGAAAGTTTTACTAAAAATAATAACACTTCTTCTAAAATATGACCGTATAAAAATTTAATAAAGACTGGAGCAGGTAAAGACTCAGTAGATTCATTCTCTGATTTTATATCATACCATAACTGTCTAGTTGGTTTACCAATGTTAGACATTCTTAACATGTCTGAACTTCTTGGTGATGGTTTAGCCCAGTGATGTAATACTTCTTTTATACTTTCTCCTAAAGCATCTATATCTTTTTCACTTACATCTAACGGCTTACCGTCTCCTAAAACAGAAAGTTTAGAGTAAATATCCTCTACTAAGTTATCTAAGTTTTTCATTTTGTATGATTAATAAATCTTAATTTTCTACTCTTAGGATTAAACATAAGTATTTTAACACCTGCTTCTATTTGTTGTTTAGTTCTACTATTAGTTTTTGTCAGGTTTGAATCGCCATTAGTTTGTTCTCTAGATGTTTTAACATCTATTAAAATTGTTTTACCTTTTTTATCTCTAGCTATTAAATCTACTAAGCCAGTACAGCCACAATTTTTAAAAACTTCATAACCATTATCCCATAACCAAGTAACAGCGTAATACTCTGCCATATCTCCTTTTCTACTACTATCATTTTTGCTAGTGTGTTTCACTCCAATTATCTCCTACTTTGTATTCGCCATCTAAAGGACAACGAAGATTAAAATATTCTCCTGCTTCTATTATAGCTTCGACTGCACGAAGTCCTACAAAGTCTGCTTGAGATTCCCTCACTTCAACTTGCCATTCGTCATGTATATTCGCAACGAACTTATAGTCAATAGTATTTAATTTTAGTTTGTTATCTAATAAAGATAATGCTTTCTTCATAACGATAGCACCTGCTCCTTGTAATAAAGTATTTAAAGCAGCATGATTATTTCTAATGTAAAGCTTTCTGCCGTCTATACCCTTGAGGTACTTCTTAGCTGCTGCTCTCTGCACTCTATCTCTAAGAGATTTAAATTCTGGTTTATTATCAAAGAAATATTGTCTAGCTCTTTTACCATCTCCTGTATTTCCACCAACCACCTTGCCAAGTTTTTCATCTCCTGCTCCGTACATGAGGGCATAGATGAAAGTCTTTGCCTTATCTCTTGATTCAAGTCCTGCAAGTTTTTGATTAGAGGTGTGTATGTCTCCGTTAATGATTTCATTTATAAACTCCTTATCATCCATGTAATGTGCTAACATTCTTATCTCAAGACCACTAGCATCAATACCAACTAATTTATTTCCTTCGTCAACAATCCAACAAGCACGACACTCCTTACCGTATTCACTATTGATACTTGGAACTTGTGCCATGTTAGGATTTCTATGTGTCATTCTACCAGTAATAGTACCGTTAGGAATAACAAATCCGTGAACTCTACCGTCATCTTGTAATGCTTCTAACCAAGACTCTATCTGTGCAATTCTTTTTTGCAGTAATAAAAATCTAGCTATAAGATTAGCCTCATGTATATGAGTTATCTCTGATAAAGTTTTCTCATCTACAATAGGTTGACCGGTAGGTGTAAATCTGTCAGGCTTCCAACCAAAGTCAGTCAGATATTCGCCAATCTGTTTACGACTACCAAGATTAAACTCTTGTAAAGTCTGTCTCATAAATGGTCTATAATCGGAAGTGTTTAAACACCTTTCATATTCATCGTCAGTCAATCCTCTTTTAGAAAGAGTACCATCTTTCTTAACATAAGGACTGACTAACTTGTCATCAACCAAACGAGGCTGAAATGTTTTATGCACTTCGTCTTCAATAGATTGCATTTGTTCTCTGAGTTCTGCTAATAATAAATTAGCACCCATTTCATCAAACTTAAATCCATTTACTTCTTGCTGTTTCATTATATCAGAAACAGAATGTTCTAAACAAACTGAGTCTTTGGAAAAACCTCTGGCTTCTTTTTTAAGTTCTTTGTAAACTAAAGTATTAAGTTGAACATCACGAACACAATAGTTCAACATGTCTGCTGAATAGTTTTGATAATCTTCAAACTCAATCTTTTTAAATCCTAATTTATATCCCCACTTTTCTAGTGAATGTCCACCTTCACGAGTAGGATTGAAAAGTCTTGATAAAACTAAAGTATCAAGAAGTTCTTTCTTAGTTAAGTCTACATCAAAAAACTTTTTAATCATTGGTATATCAAAGCCAACAATATTATGACCAATCAATCTATCTGCTGATTGTAAAAGTTTTACACCGTCATCAAGTTTACTAGGTGGAAACTTAAATATTTCATTTGTGTCTACATCTTGAGCAACGATACACCAAACCTTAGTGGCTTTTAAATCGTCTGTCTCTATGTCAAATACTAAATCCATAATTAAAATCCGTGTTCGTCTTCGTCAACTTTAATGTCAGATATATCTAACTCTGATAGTCTACCACTATTTGAATCATAAAGCAAGTGTGTTGCCATACCAACATCGCCAGTGTATCTTGATTTAAGTACACGAACTTTTGTGGTACGAGACTCATCTCCATCGTCAGACTGTTGATTTCTTTCTAATGCTAAGACACAATCAGATAGTTGAGCAATACTCTGTGAACCTCTCAAGTGAGATAGGTTTACTTCGATACCGTTCTCATGTCCTTTGTTACCATCAACTCTTCTCAAGTGTGATACTAAGATTATACCTGCACCAGTTTCTTCAACGATACTTCTGAGTCTAGTCATAATATTATCAATGGCTCTACGTTCATCGCCCTCTGATACTGCACTTACTAACATGTGTAAGTGGTCAACTACAACCCATTTACATTCACAACCGATAATCATAAATCTAAGTTTAGAAAATATCTCATCAATGTCATTCGTGCCAAAGTGAGCATGAACCCAAACTCTGTTCTTGTTCTCTCCATCATACAAGACATCAAAGAATTTATCAAGTTGTTCTGGTGTAAACTTCTCTCGTTCTTGGTCTATGTATAATCTAGCGTTAGCCTCGATAGAAATAATCCCATCAATAGTTCTTCGCCAATCTTCTTCAAGAGCAATCACACCGACATTATCTTTGGTGCTTTTGATTAGCCAGTGTTCTAGCTCTCTTGTTACAGAAGACTTACCAAGTCCTGTTCCACCAGTAAGCGTTACCAATTCACCTTGTCGTAATCCATACAACTTATCGTTCAATCCTTGCCAAGGATAAGGCACACTGTTTTTCTTTTCTCTAGTGTGATACTTGTCTCTTTGTTCAGAAACATTTAAG